ACATAGGTGTCGCCAAGGCGTGGGATGTTCTGGTTAGCCAAAACTTCAACTGCGTCTTTAACGGTTGCAGGTGAAAGGTATCCCGGAGCCGAAGCCGAGCCAGCAGCCGAGTATTCGTAAGGAGCGTTAGAGCCACGACTTGCGGCAACATTGCGACCGAACACAACACTTGGAGCAACAGCCGAACCGCCACCGAAAGGAATTCCGGGGCTGTAAAGGGTGTTGCGTGCTTGGATGTCCATGGACTGTGCCATGTGACGACCGAGCAAGCGGCTGGACGAAGCCATTACGTCATCAAACGCTGCGTTGAGCAACAATTCGGTGACGGCAACAGCCTGACCTTGTTCTTTAACTGTGATCTGAATCTGGCTTGCGGACAGAGCGACTGGCTCCATACGTACACCTTCGGTCAATTCTGCTCCAGCGTAATCATTAACCGTGAGGTTGTTGTAACGCATGAAGTTGATTGTGAGACCGGGCATAACACCGAGTTCAGTTTTCTTTACAGCAAACTGCTCAAAACGAAGCACTGGCATCGCTTGAAACAAGATTTCTTTTGACCAAATTTGCTGAATTGCGGGAGAGAGCGTTGCATCACTTGAGTAACCAGTCGTGGTAATTGAACCGAGACCGGCACCTGTAATAGCACCACCTTGGGGGGCTGGAAGGGCCATTGTGTTTAATCCTCCGTGGATTAGTAGTTATGTTGGATTTTTAAAACCTACCCCGTGAGGAGCGGGCATTTAGGAGCCTGTCACGCATCTTTTCGTACTGATCCATTGTCATATTGCGAATATCATCCGCAGTCACTGTTTGGTATTCCGTTTGAGTTTCCATTGGCCCAATAGGTGGAGCCGTTACCGGCGCCCCCCGCAAGCGTCCCTGAGATTGCTGGGCTGCTTGTTGGATTGATTCAAGGATAGCAGAACTGCGATCCTTAAGTACACTAATAGATGTTTCAATTTCATCTTCCGAATTACCACTAACTAAATCTAGTAACTCTGGAATGATGTTTTCGGCTTCAGCATGCATACGACCTTGACGGTACGTGGTCAATTCTTGCAGACGGCGCTCTTTATCAAGGAGTGCTTCTTGGGTCTGTCGTTGCATTTCAATCTCTTCAAAACGCTTACGATAGTCAGACTCTAAGTCTTGAATTTTTATATTAAATTCGTCTTCACGCTTAAGAAGTAGTTCTTTAGCCGACATTTCGTCAATTTCACGCTGGCGGAGCAGTTCTGATTCCTGCTTAGAACGAGTTTCAACCTCTTTACGGGCTGCTTCACGTTCCTGAGCGATGGTATTCATCTGCTCTTCCATCGCTTTAGTACGAAGGTCTGCTTCTTCAATCCGCTTGTACAGTTTATCTTTCTCCTGTTTGCGGATACCTTCTACTTCATCTTCCGTAAAGACTTTGCTCTTGGGAGCCTCTTCTTTTGGAGTTGGGTTGTCATTGGGGATAATGAGGACATCGCCCTCGGAGGGTTGGTTACCCATAATGTATTCCTACCTTGTTTAGTTGGTCAAATATGAACTTTGTTAATGATTCGTTTAGTCATCCTCATCCGGTACTCGTCTCTGAGCGAAACGGGCACCGTATGCTTTACCTACCAAGTTGTTTACCATTTGTTCTGCCATCGGACTGATAGCAGGTCCCGGTAGTGGTGCGGCACCGCCGCCTCCACCACCTGCTGAAGATACACTAGCACCTCCAGCAGAAGCCATCTCGGGACCGCCGGGTCCCGGGATCATCCCAGTAGCAAGCATTACTGCTTGACTAATCTGAGCACGAAGCATGTCAAGAGCGCCCTGATCTTCGGCATCATCTTGCAATTCTTCAAAGATTTCCAGCATTTTCTCATTCGGGAACTCTTCACCAAGTGTGCGTAATGCACCACGCTTGGATTCAAGACCGAGAGCCATTTTTGCTTGGACTTCATTTAGTTTAATAAGAGCGTCAACTGGCAATGGTTCAGGCCAGTGAACACTTGTTCTGTATGTCAAAGGATCCATTGGATCTAATTGCGGAAGTTGATCACGCTCTGGTGGAGCCGCTTTAGTTGGGTCGTACACAAGCAACTGTGGTTCAAACAGCGCACAAGTACGGATAATGATTTCGTTTACCCGCTCTAAACCTTTAGTGAAGTGTACTTTCTTCATGCTAAAGCGGTTCATCATTGGTTGATACTGGATAGCCAATGCGGTACCTGAGGTGTTAGATACTGGCTGGAATTGACCAAGTGCCGTCTCAGGAACGCCTGTAATTTCATGCATTGTACGCTTGAGGAACATGATGAACTCCATAGCGCCTGCCATGTTTCCACTAGATTCAAGGTTGAAAACGCTTGCATCTTTAGGAAGACCTGCCCAAACTTTCTTAGGTCCACGCTCCAATTGAGAAGCCTTGGCGCCTGTGATGATGGTTACTGGTGCGGCATGGTAGTTAATGATGTCAGAAACTTCTGCCATCTTCTCATTGAGTTCACGGTTAAGAGGGATAACGTCCCAAATATCCGACTGACCCCAAGGTGATGATGAAATAGTTGTGTTTGGAATATGCACGACAGGTACAGTTCCAATTGCATTGGGGTATTCGTCAATCAACTCATCGTTAATAAACTGCTGTACTAGGTCATCTGTAAGGATTTCCGTGAAGGTGTACACCTGACGGGTACCTTCTGGAGACGTGCCCCAGAAACGATATTTAAGTTTAAAGCGAAGCAAGCGGTCACGGTCGTGAGGGTGGTACTCAGGGAAGCAATGCGCTGGGTTTAAAGGAATGATGCGAACACGTCCTTCGTGTGGGATGTTAGCCCCATCAACATAAGGCTCTTCATAAGCAACCTTTACAAAGCAGTCACCTGTTACAGAAGCCAACTGCCCCATTTCCCAAAGAACATAGTGCTTGTTGTTATCTACATCCCATACTTTGTGCAGTAGATGGGGGATAATTGCACCGTTTTGATCTGGGCTACGGAATTGAACACCTTTACCAAAACAGAAGTTGGTGATGTAATCCGACATGGTACGGACGTAGTTCATATAGAACTGGGATTCACCCATCTCACGACGGTATGACCAGTGGTGACCGAGGTACCATGCCCATGCCGCTGAGTATCTATTTAATCGTGGTCCGTGTACTTCAAACTCTTCGTCAGCAAGTTCTACAAGCCCAAGAGGAGATATAGCAACTGTGAGGTCGCTAGAAGAGGCTCTATATGAGGGTGACCAAAAGTCAATTGACATTGTTTAAAACACTACTTCTTTGTAGGAGTTTTGGAAGCGGCTGGTTTTTTAGCAGCAGCCTTTTTAACTGGCTTAACAACCTTTGTCTTTTCAATTTCTTCTTTAATGGCAGGTAGTTCTTTAATTACTTTGCTAATAAATGAAGCAATTTTTGGATCGCCAAATTTGGTACTTGCGTAAGCAAGGACAATAGTAACTACAGGAACAACGGATGCAATGTACTCAGCGTCTACGTTTGCTTTTGTCAAACCATAGACAACTGCACCCAGAACGACACCTTTAAGGGTTTGATCAGTAACTTGGGAACGGGCATTATTCATTATGACTCCTTGGGCTTTCTCTAACTATGATACTAGTTTTGAACAACACAGTTGAACGGGGGTCCAGTGTGTGGGTCAAATCTAGAAGCAATTTGAAGGGCTAGAAGCGCTTCTGAGCGGGCTTTAGCCATTGTGTAGTCCTTCTTAGGCTTTCGGGCATGCAAAGCGCCTACAGCGTACTGAGCACCTGATCCAAGGGCGTAGATGCCACTACGGTCGTTAGACCATGAATAATCGCCATTTACAACGTAGATAGTACTGTTAATAACAGCAAGGATGGTTGACCCTTGTTCTGCAACATGTGCTGAATTGTCTTTGGCAGGCATGGCATATCCTTGTTGCTCAAAGCACGCTCTTAACGCAGGGATAAATTTCATTGTAAAAAACTTATCTAATTTTTGACCTTCACAGCCTGTTGGTGGCAAAGGAGGTGTAAAAACATGGTGAAGGATATTGATAGCACGAACATCCCCAGCCGCTCCTAATAAGTACTTACCATTGACGGCTACTTTTGCTGAAGTTCCTTTTAGAGTTGTGGTCATACTTACGTATCCACTTTCGTCTACGTCGCAGATACGTGAATCTGAACCGACTAGGGAAAACCCTTCTCCTTGGATTGCCACAATGGTAGTCACTAGGCTGTGTACTCCTTGTTGTGATACATCGCCCAACCTTCACGGATAGGGATCATTTCAAGGTTAAATTCAGCATCACCGTCTTTGTAACTAACCACACAAAGACCTTGTTGCCAGTTCTCAGTAATGATCATCGGACGACCATCAAGGTCAATTCCACCTTTAGTGGAAGGAACTACGCCATCAACACGAGCAAGACAGCCCGCAGAGGCCGCTAGGATCGTCTTACGCCCGTCATAATCCTCACGGGTCACTTCTGCCCACTCACGGCGATGAATGTGCCCATAGAGCACTGAGGTCTTTTCGTTAGCCAAATACATGTGTGCGGTAGAGCCATTGCTCTTGACACGGGTACCGTGAATAACTTTTAACTTCTGATTGATCCAGTAGTAGCCAGCAGGGTAGCCGGGGACGTATTTGACATTGAAGTCATCAAAACGACAGAGGAACGGAACTGAAAGAACAGGCCAGTTGTCAGGGGTATCCCCACGACGTAGCCCAAAAGAAGCCTTCGCATTATCTAACGTGTAGTTAACAAGACGTTCTTCGTGGTTACCAGCAAGCCAAACAATCTCAGCATCAGGAGCAACTGCACGTAGACGAGCCATCAAGATGGTTGCGTAGTCAATGGCTCTTTGAGTAGTCAGTGCGTATGCAGGACTAAGGCGGTATTTACCAAACTCAGCAAAGTCAAGGTTGTCACCATGCATGACTACTTTGGCTGGCTTTAAGTCTTTGATCATTGCAACACAGATATCAATAGCCGCTTCATCATGGATGGCTTCTAGTTCACCT